GAAAGTTTTCTGTAAATCTTTGAGCATCGTTATATAAAATAAAAGATAAAATATTTTTATAATTTTAATATTAATTACCAAATATAAATTATACGCCTTAAGTAATTAAATAAAATCGACTAAAATATCTAAATTTTGCTTGATTTATAAAATATTAAATTTATATTGTCTTAAAAATATAAATTTAAGTTATAATATTTCTTAATAATTGATATTTATTTACTAAGAATTTGGATTAAAAAAAGTTTATTATAATTATAAATCTACTATGAATGATCTTATTCAACATCTGAATTTTCTGAGTTGTCGGATGTAGATGAATTACTAAAATCGGAATCGGAATCGTCAAGCATATATGTCTTTTTAATTTTTTTTACTTCTAAATAAGCATCAAATGCTAATTTTCTTGCCGTCCTGGCTTTTTCTTTTGCTGCGCTATATATCTCATAATAAATATCATTGGGTTTTTTTAAGATAATATTTTCATCATTCTTTATTTCTAAATCTGCTTCAGTAAGTTCTTTAAGTTCTAAAGTTTCTATTTTTTCTAAATTATTCGTGGCACTTTCTGTTATAGATACAGAAATAGATTTCTTTTCTATTTGATTATCGGTGTTGCATTCATCATCAGAGTCACTTTCACTTTCATCTTCGTTTTTATTCTCACCATCATTGCTGCGTTCATTATCTAAATCAAATTTAATATTACTGTTACTATTTTTTTTAGAATTTTGTATTTTGTCTAAATTATTTTCTCTATGAGGTTGTATATGGTGTGGTATTTCATTTTTTGTATTTGATTCATCTGATCGATGGTCTATTGATAGTGTATCCTCTTCTGAGTCTAAAGTGACGGTAGATGTAGATAGTGTGGTTATGTTTGATATTTCTGATTCTCTTTCTAGTGAGAGAGGCATAGATGCAGATGCAGATGTAGAAATAGTTTGGATATTTTTTTTAATAACACATGATTGAAATACAGGTTTATTTGCCATGATAAGAGCCTGACGTAGAATAATTTCAAATTGGAAACTTTTAGATGTAAATTTAATTCCTTGTATTTCTAAAACTGTTATTAAATCATTTTCAGGTTTTATATCGTCTAATGATAACTTGTTTTCACTTTCATCAAATACGAAACATGTAGGCAACTTAACAAGATTTTTAGAGGGTGCTATGTTAGCGCGTAGCAAATAATATTTACCACCTTTATATGGACGAAGTGTAGCAGTAAAAGCATTTTCGATATCGTTTTGGTCGATATCGTTTGTAAACCATGAATTCTTTTTTTCGTGAATTTTTTCAACACATGATTTTTCTAAATTTTCCATAAATTCTATAAATTTCGAGTCATCTGCGGAGAACATAATGTCTATATACGATTTTTTTCCCGAAGAAGAAACAACTCCTTGTTTAGAAATGCATTTAGGCGTTTGTAAATAAAGCATTTCATTATTTATATTTAATTTTGTAAAGAAAGAACCACCTTGAAGTGACTCAGGATGTGTTAAAATAATTTTACTAAAATCAAAAGTATCATATACGGTGAAAATATTTGAGGTAGAATTAATATCCATTTAATGCTTAAGGAGAAAATATAGACAATAATAACACGCAAAAATTATATAATAATTATGTTTTTATAAATTAATTAAGGTATTTATAATTTGTAATACGTTGAAATGAAAGAAATGAAAGATAAGATTACAGAATACTGTTTAGAGTTTATAAAAAAAGATGAAGTTAAAAAAGAACTAAAGAATTTATTTAAACCTATTATTAACTTAATATTAGAAGAAATATATCCGTATATTTATTTATCATTGCTTCTTGTTGTAATTAGTTTTTTTATAGTTTTAGGAATATTTATTATGTTAATTAAAAGTCATAAAACTATTTAATATAATAGTAAAATAATATACAACTATTATCTAATTAATTATTTTTTCTAGTTAGATAATATAATATAAGATATGGCAGAAGGAGGCAGAAGTAAACATTCAGTGAAGAGACATGGACGTAGACGTAGAGGTGGTGCTATGAATCCATTGGAATCAGGGCCTTACCCTGAACAAAATGCTGGACAGTGGAACACCTCGGTGGGAGGAAATGCTGTAGCTACAGCCGCAAATGACTATAAAACATTTCTCGGGGGGTTTGCCGACAAGTCGGGCGGAGCTGGTGTTAATCCAGCATTGGCTAGAGAAATGGTTGCAGGTTATGCCATGAATGGTCCAGGACAAAGAGGTGGTGGATCCAGGCGACACAAGCGAAACAAACGACGTGGTTCTAAAAAAATGCATGCGCGTATGAGTAAGAGCCAAAGACAGGCACAAGGACAGAGCCAGGCGCAATCACAATCACAATCGCAATCACAGTCACAATCTGGGGGTATGTTTGCCACATTCGGTGCTTTGATAAAAGAAGCTCTTGTTCCTCTTGGTTTGTTAGCTGCACAACAGACTTATGGTAAGAGTTACGGAAAGAAACATAGAAGGTCTTCCCATAATACTAGAAAACGTAGGGGAGGGCAAAAATTTGAAGCGTTATAAATATGTATAATAATAATTCATCATTAAAATACAATTTTATTGATTCTAAATATGTAAAATAATATGTAAAAGTAGTTTAGATATTATTTGTTATACTATAATAGATATTTTCAATGAATAAACCTCCTGCTGCGAATACGAATATGGCTGCGAATCATTTAGAAAAAACGATTCAAAACTGGGTTGAATTAGATAATGAATTAAAGAAGATAAACGAGAAAGCGAAGGATGTAAGAACGCGCAAGAATGATATAGAAGATAAAATAATGACATATGTCGAAGATAACAACATGAGTAACAATATCGTAAATATAACAGACGGTAAAATTAAATTTTCCGAGATAAAACAGACAGCACCCCTTACGTTAGGATTTTTAGAAAAGTGTTTGAGTGAAGTTATTGCGAATCAGGGTCAAGTAAAACAAATCGTAGACTATATTAAAAGTAAACGTGAAACAAAAATTGTCCCAGAAATTAAAAGATATTACAATTAATTAAGTAATAGTAAATATATTTTAAGTTTAAAATATTTTTACTAATTTATATAGATAATATAGGTAGTATAGTATAGAAAATGTCAAATAATGATTATCAAGTGGGTGGAGGATATAAAGATAATGAAATGAAAGTATTATCTTTACGCGACAACGATCTTGTTTTTAGTAAGAATCGTGATGGTATTTTAAGCTGTGGGTATAAAGTTAGCAATGCACTTCTTAATGCAACTTTAAGTTTTCCTATGGTTGGTGGAGGTGGAGGTGATGTGAAAAAAACGCATGGTAAAAATAAATCAAGTGATATTGATTTAAAGACTGCTAAGTTAATGGAGGATTTAGTCGTTCCATCTAGTTTGTATTACGGTAGACCAGCGACAAAAGATAAAGTATTCAAGTATAAAAAGGGCAAAGTAGATAAGGGTAAGAAAAAAAACACATCGGGTAGTAGTAAGAGTGATGATGATAGCGACAGTGATGATAATGTTATAGAGGAGTCATTATATGATAAACTACTGTCTTTAGTTTCACAAGATAAAAAAGTTAAATATGACAAAAAAACTAGAAGGGTTGTAGAACGGGAAAAAGATGCTAAAATCAAGATTAAAACTAAAAAAACAAGAAAGGTAAGATTTAATATGTAATATCAACAATTTAGCCACTCTTTTGTAAGTGTAATATTTACACTTTCCAAAGCGCCCTCTACCCATCCTTGGTGAATACTAATTAACTCGCCAACGATAAGAATATTTTTATCAGGATGTTGTGCCGTTTCTATAAATTCTTGTCTATTTTTAAAATTAGCCGTAAGTGGTGTATAATAATGAGTTCCATTTTTCCAATAAAAATCCTTTATATTTTCGATATATAGTTTCCCTTCCAATACTAATGCCTTCTCTAGTAAGTTATTTAATATAGTTCTATTTTTTTCGTTATTTTTAAAATATTTTTTAAAAAAATCGGCATCACTGTTATCGCTATATATAATCATATAAACCCCTTTATCTGGATCCATCGGTATAACTTTTTGCATTGGACCAGGTATTACTGTAACACCTTGAATCTTTTCTTTAAGATATGGTATAGACTCTTTTGAAAATTTTGCATACAGTCTTAAAAATGGTTGTCCCTTGATTTGATAATATAAACTGGGATTTGGTGATATATTGTGAATTAAATCTGTTAAAGCATCTATATCTGTAGCGATAATAACTTTTTCACAGTAATATTTAATATTTTTATTACTACTACTATTATTTCTTTTTGTTGAAATTTCAAAGTAGTTATCTTCTTTGTATATTTTTGTAACTTCTGTATTATTGATAATATTTTTACCCAAAGATGCAACCATTTTGTCTACTAAAGTTTTCCATGGAACAGAAAATCCCATCCATTTATTATAGTTATCGTCAAAGTTGTAATGATAAAGTGTATCATAAACATCTTCATTTTCGTAGTCAGAATAACCCGAACATATTATAAAATGATTATATGTGTGTTCACCTAGAATTTTTTTAGCATACTGTTTAAATGTTTCATGATTTTTTGTAACTTTATTTTTATTTTCATTGTCATATATTTTTTTTAAATGTAAAAATGTATCCTTTACTTCGCATGGAGGATGTATCGAATTTGCATACTTATGTTGTGTTTCAAAAGTATCAATCGGTATTTTAAAATCTTTCATAAGTTTTAAAAGTAATTTATCTTTATTTTTTCTTCCAATTCCTGCTCCTGTTACTACATCAGTGTTTTCAAAACGACAGTCATATGATCTGCCACCGAATAATTCATTTCTTTCTATAACCAAAAAAGATAAGTTGGGACATAATTTTTTAACTTTTAGTGCTGCATATAGTCCTGACATACCAGAACCAATAATAATAATATCAAAATATGAAGACATTTATCGGTTATTATCGGTTATTATATAATATATTTTTATTTATATTATATAATATTTTCATAAAATTTATACAACTAGCCTAAAATACTCCAACTGTTTTTATTAAACGGTGAAAGCAATATATCAGGAACACGTTTCTTCCAGTAGTCAAGTTTATCTTGTAACTCCATATCTTTCATACTAACAGGATAAATAGGAGTATTCTTCATGTTACTTTGTTCTGCAGATGTTATTATCGGTTTAAATCCATAACAATTTACACCAAAACGCACATTAGGATTATCTATTTTTCCACCATTTATACCTGGTCTTCCACAGTCATTTTCATGCCCTTCAATTGATTGTAGTTTATCCCATGTTTTTTGCTGTGTTGGGAAAAGAGCCATTTGTCCATCAGACCACCCATAATTACACCATTCGGCCCCTTTACTGTAAGCATTCTCTACTTGACTATATGATGCTAGTTTTGCTCCATATGCTTGACATATCGCTTTTGAGTCATCATATGTGTAACTGTTACTTGGAATATTATATACCTCTTTTTTTATTTTTAACTCGGGAACAACATTTTCACTAGGAGGTTGTTGTATGCTGAGATCTATTTTGGGTTTATCTGTAAAAATATCTTGAATTGATGCTGTAAAGTTAACATTAAAAAAATATTGAAACCCGTTTATAATTATAAGAATAATAAAAATACTCCATAATATTACTTCCAATGTTCTTTTTCCAGATGTTTCGCCTCCTGCCCCAGAACCAGGGGATTCTCCCCCTCCTCCGTTACCTTTTCCTAAAGATGCAAATAAAAGATAATATAAAATAGTTATAACAACAAAAGCGAGTAAAATAACTATACGCGTTGTTGCACTAGATGAATCTAAATTTCTCTTGCCTTCTGTTGCCAGTTGACTTATATATGTTATTGGATTTCCTTCTATCCCCGTTAATGAATTATAACTTATACTCATTTATTATATATTATTCTATATATAATTCAACTAATTTTTTTTTTTCTATAAAATAGACAATATGGCGTATTTCCACTAATTGTATTATCATTAATTAAAATTTCTGTTACTTGTGTATCATTAAAATTATACCACTTTCCATTAGAATTTTTTATTGTCGCACTATAATGCCCGCCATCATATTGTCCATGATGATTACAAATAGCATATAAGTCATATATATATGTTTCTTTTGCATATCCTTCTACATATTTTGAAAAATCCACATTGCTAATTGGAATATCTATAAACTGTTGATTTTTTTTACTTTTTCCGTTATACGAAGTGATAAATCGCTTAATATCAATTATCATTATATTCGGAAGACTCCAAAATAATAGTCTTTTATTTACATCCTGTTTTTTATTCTCATTTTCATTAAACCATGCATTCTCCCCACTTAATAACTCACTCTCACACTGTTTATCAAAACAATCAAATAATGTTACATTTTTATCCTTACCCATAATACCTTTTTCTTCTTTGGATGGTATAGGGATATGTATTAGCATATAGGGTTCGGGTCTTAAACTTAAATAATTTGTGTCTTGTGAGTTATCTAATAAACTTTTACTTTTCTCAGCAATAGGTGTTAATACGGATACATGTATTCCAAAAAATATATTTAAGAATTCTGAATAGTCTTTTGTATATTGCGTTTTCATCATTTCATAACACGCCTTCCCCATTTCGTCTTTTTTCGTCTTTATATTTCCCTTAATATCCATAATAACTTCCCGCGTCAAAGCACTATGAAATGAATCAAATAGAAATAATAGAAATTCTGGTAAATCATTTTGAGACCATCCTGTAAATAATTCACGATTTGTAATTTTTGCAACACGCTGTATTGTATTTATAAAACGACCAGGGGAAATAACGCAGTTTTGACTCCACATAAGTTTGCGAAGATCATCCCATTCTACTAAAAGAACCGACTCTGGTTTATTATTTAAATGTTTTTTATATTCCCCATCTCCTTTCGATAAAAAATTATTTAATTCATATGTATGTGAAAGACACTGCAGACATGCATTTGCAAAACAAGTATTTCCTAAATTTGCAAGACCTGTTATACCTTTATCATTATATTCGTTAAACCTGTTGTCTGGTTTAAGATTGTGTTCTGTCATTATGTTATGTGTTGATTAATACTGAGTTAAGATTTGTAGTTTGAAGTATATATTATTAACGCGAGTAGTATTTAATATTTTAATGTATTTAATATTTAAACACATTTAATATAATTAATTATATAATTAATATTATAACCAAATGAGTAACACGCAAGGAAATAGCAGTAGAAATCATATATCTTTTAATAACCCTACGCGAGGATATAGTAATAGACACTCGACATATGACAACGCCTTTAATATGGATTTTGAATATAGTTATCTTGATTTAATGAGTAACTTTGGAGCATTTGTTTCAAGAACTCACGATATTTATTCAAACATGGAAACATGTATATCAACAATTATTGAAACACAAAATGAAAGAAGAAATAGAGTTAATATTAGACGCGATCGTGCGCATCGCAGTCAACGTATGCAGCAGTTGCAAGAAGCTGTTGCTAATGATAACGATAATGATAACGACTCTCACGACTCTCACGACTCTCACGACTCTCACGACTCTCACGACTCTCATGAATCATCTAGTAATACCGATTTAGCTCCAACCAGTGAAGGTGATGCTACAGCTACAACCCCGAATACAAGAGATGCAAGAGAATCGAGAGAATCAGAAGAAATAAATAATAATTCAAGAACAAGAACAAGAACAAGAACAAGAACTACAACCGCGGATACAACAGCAACAACTCCAATTTTCGGAACAGATAGAGTAGATACAAATAGATTTTTTGATGTAACTAGTGTTTTTTATACTACACCTAGAACAGTTTTATTAAATCCTAATAATCCTATACATAATTCAAGACACAGAAGAAGTGGAGGATTAACTATTTCTCAGATAGAGGAAAATACAGAAATTGTAAACTATAATTCAATCCCTTCGGGTGATATTTTAAATACCGAATGTCCTATTACAAGAGAAACATTTACTGCCAACTCTGTAGTTTTAAAATTAAAACAATGCAAACATTGTTTTGTGCCGTTTCGCATGATGACGTGGTTAGAAACACATTCAACATGTCCATTATGTAGATCTAATGTTATCAGGGAGGAAACACCAGTAACAAATACCAACACAAATACTACTAATAGTGATGGTGATAGTAATATTAATATATCAAATATATTAAACAGTCTAGTTGAAAACAATAGTAATGATTTTAATAACCTATCAATTGATAATGTAAATGATAATTCTATTATGTTTTCTTTTGACTTACCACCAGGTTCATCAGGTGAATCGAATCATTCAGGTATTTTCCCCAACCTTGAAAGACTTATAACAAACACGTTATCTAGAAATTCTAATAACAGTAGCGCACCTACACCTTCTACAGCACCTTCTACAGCACCTTCTACAGCACCTTCTACTATAGCACCCGTTACAGCCGATGACTTACAAGATAGTAATTTAATTTATGATGAATATAACTACCCAGAAGTAGACTAATTATTTTATACTTAAAATTGAAGTATGAAATATATTATAAGCTTAAATACAGAAAACCCGTATTATTTACATACTTATTTAAATGCCTAGACGATCATTCTTTATGTATCCCGATAATGCAGATGATGGTGGTAATGGTGATGAAAGTGATGACTTCATTTCAATGTTGGACTTCAATTGGGACTCTTTATCGGGGAGATGTCTTATTCAATTATGGAACCTAGTTAAAAAAACACCTTCGACTATTTGGTGGCTGTTTACAGTTACATATTCGCTATTTGGCTATTACATTATGTGGATTGCTTTACACTATTCCGCAGTTCATTTGTATCCCATGTATTGTGCCCCACTTACTATAGTCGGACTGATCCTCTCTCCATTCATGGTTGCTGCCCCACACTGCATTGCAATGAGGTGGCTTATTACTGAAGGTTCGAATGTTATCGTCACGATGTGGGTTGCAGTCGGCGCATATGCAATTCAACGAATGTTAAGGCGACCAAATAATATATAGATGTATATAGATGTATATAGATGTATATAGATGTATATAGATGTATATAGATGTATATAGATGTATATAGATGTATATAGATGTATATAGATGTATAGGTAAAAATAAAAAAGTAAATATAAAACAATAAGTCATAATATTACGCCTTCTTGAAGAAACTCATTATGTTCTGATTTCCTTTTGTTGAATTATCTATTTCTATCAAATACTCGTCAAATAATATTTTCTTAACTTCTTTATTACGTATATCCGCTATTTTTTTCCTTATTTTTTCATCACTTGATTCATCATTTAATTTATCAATCCATCCATCTATTGTTCGCTTCAATCCAGGCACTTGTCTCTTATAACTCGGAATATTTTCTAAAACAAGTGCAAACACCTGCTGAATCGGTTTCATAATCTGGTTCGTAATATAGAAAGCATAATTCGGTTTAATTTTGTTCGCCACTATATAGTCAGGGTGTTCAATGCGCTCGCCTTGTAGAGCTTTCTTATCTGGATTCTGTATATATACAAACGGTATACGGTCTCCTATGCTTGGTTTATTTCCTGGATCGCGTTTGCCCATACGATCGGCCAATACTTTATGCGCGATTTGTGCGGGATTTTTATAGCCACTTCGCAGCGACTTTGAGATGATAAGTTTATCCATCGGAACCTTCTCATCTACTAGATTTTGTAATGACGCCTTTAGAAACTTAATCGCCGTCTCTACATTTTGCTCCTTCATAAGAATATCTATTACGCCTCCATATATATCTTTAACAATCGGTGCATTATCGCGGCGCTTCAAAACGATACCCATACTTTTGCGCTTCGGTTTCTCAGGCTTGTCTTCATAAAGCATTCCAATATATCGTTTCTTCGATAGAAGACAAAACGGCATAAGTGTCTTTTCATAAACCCATGCATGTGGTGATTTCAAGAACTTTGTAGCAAGACTTCCCACCTCTTTTGCAAATTCAATTGTAATCTCAAGTGCATCCTTTCCACGTATCGGGGTTCCATCTGATGTTGCAAGATTAAATGTAAAGAATACAGAATCCGTGTCACCATATATATACTCCGCCTTCGTATTTACAAACCCGAATTTCTTCGACTCCACTTTTGCATCCCCGTATACCTCCTCCACAATCCGTTTCCCATATGTTAGCAGTTTACGTCCCGTTGCCGTCGTTGATGCCGCAATATCTACATCATAAAACGTGCTCGTTTTTGCACCACATTGTCCGTAAAGCGAATTCGCCGTTACCTTATAACCGAGTTGTCGTTTATCTAAAATATTTGCCATAAAGGGGTCCTCGGTCGCTTCCGCCAATTTACGAGTAGCTTTGCGTGCTGCAAGCAGTTCTTCGAGCACTGTTGGCATGATTGCTTTGATGCCATCCTTTGGCTGTGCAAATCGGCAAATCTTTGTGCCGTTTAGTGTTTTAATAGCACGTCCACGTTGATTTGGAACCCACTTATATGTATCATATGTAACATCCACATACTCATATCCCGACATGTTATCATAGATATAGTTTCCAGATGGATCTTTAATACCTGTCTCACGAACCAACTGCCCTGCCAAATCAAATTCCTTCGTCCACACTTTACTATCTTGTGACAAATTCTCGCTAATCATTGAAGATGGATACAGAGACGAGTAGTCCAAACATGCCACAGGGTTGTCCAAATACAAATTACATTTCGGTGGAAGACAAATTGCACCCTCATAACTTTCATTTCCGAATGAACGCTCAATCACAGGCATCAGTGTGCGTTTTTCACGACACTTTTTCGCAATAAAACTTGTCAGCTTAATGCTTTGACCACGCAATACAAGGAAACTAATCGGCACACTGCAAATCTTCGCCATCTCAATATATCCCGTCATAACATCGATTTTGTTCATAAGATGATGAACCAGATTACAATCCTGAATACAGTATTTCGCAATAATTGCGCGTTCCGCTGGTCCTTCATTCGTCATTCTGAAAATATCTTGCGGTGTCACATCATCCTTAGCTAAACCCCAGCGAACCGATTTTGTCATATCGGGGTTTTCATGACCTTCGATCTCGAACGTTCGCTCGCCTGGATTGACATTTAGAACTTTAAATTTCGCGCCATCTTTATATGTATCTGTCGAGTGACTTGATTCTTCGAAATGTATGTAACTACCGTTTTCGAGCCCCATAAGATTTGAACTGTTTATTTTCGTATTACCATTTGTAAGATGCTCTAATTTTTTCACACCGTCGCCAATAAAATAGCCAGCACAGTAATCTAGTTTATATGATGTTAGATTGAAATCACGGCGAAAGTAGTTATATAAATCAATTTGAAGACGCCCTTTCATCTCGATATAGTGCAAGTCGTGTTGTCCACTCGCAATAACAATACTGCTTTCCTTAATACATATTTTGCCTGTATTGTAGTCACGCGTCCCGCAAAATTCGCCCTTGTTGCGCGATAGACGAAGAAATTCATTTTCGCATGAGTTTTCGAGTGAGCGGCGAAACATAAATTCAAAATCAAAACCGCAAATATTGTAACCGATTATAATATCAGGATTTTCGCGCTGTATTATTTGTGTCCATGCAAGCAATAATTCGCGCTCGGTTTTACATGTCTGGATTTCGGAATTTGCAACCTCGTCTTTCAATGTGTTGCATGTGTCGAGAACGATACAGTGGTTGAGATAGGGGCGCTTTTCGCCATAAGTTAGGAATGTCGATCCAATAAATGTGACCTTGTCGCCTTCTACTTGTGGGAATATTTCTTGGAGAGAGACGTTTAACTTATTGATTTTTGTTTCGCGGTCGATTTTGTCGGCTGTCGATGTAAGAAGATGGACAACTGTTTCTTTTTGTATCGGAGGTTGGAGTGGATTGGACTTTGCGGTTTTTGTCGTTTTGGTCTTTTCTGTTTTAGTTGATTTTATGCCTGCATACGCTTTAAGCAAATCTATAGCCTTTTTATCTTCTTCATTTTCGTCCACCTCAATATCCTCATCCATGTCAACATATTCTTCTATATTGTCTACTTCTTCTGCTTCTTCCGCATCTGCGTCTGCGTCTGCATCTGCATCAGCATCATCGCCATTATCATCTTCATCATGTGCTTTGTTACTTTCTGCAATCTTTTCAAACATTTTTTCAATCGTGTTAATGTCTTTATGAGCATCAATCGCTTTAATATCAGGAATATGAAATGATACCCATACATCAAACAATGTAGCAAGGCGCTGCTCTGAAACTTTAATCTTTGTATAGATGCGATCAATGTCGGGATGGTGGTTTGCCCCACCGTATCCAAATGCAGTATACACAAGTTGCTTCAAAATATCAGGAGTAATATATTCCATAGCTTCATTTGTTGTCGTAGCTCCATTCGTCCGACAAATTGCATCACAAACGTCTACAATATTTGTTGCAAGTTTTTTATATGTCTTGATAGGAATCGGGAAATCTCCATGACTACTACTTGCCTCAATATCAAAACTGCATATCTTATATGGCACGACTGTTTCCTTATTGTTTAGTGGGACAATATCGACAGATGCGATCTCATACTCATACGTGCATGTTGTCGTTTTAAGTGAACCATGCGCCTTTTTTGTATTCTTCACTTGAAAACCTACCCACCCCGAAGGGCTTATATCGTGAATATGGAAGAAACGCAAAATGGGCGGAATATTTGACTCATAGATTTCCGTTTTTGTGTTGAAGTAAGGATATCCATCGCGTCGCAATACTTGTTTCCCGTCTTTACCATTTTTAAACCACATATTCTTTACTTTATTCATTGTAGCCACATTTTTGAACTTGATTAGAATGAATTTGTGTTCTTTCCCACCATCAAAACCGTATAGCTTTTTCCTCTTGATCAACTTCGATTCTACATCTAGAATAGAATTCTCATAAAACCTACCGACTTTCTCTTTTAAATGTGAAATAAAAGCCGCCTTCTGAGGTATACTCCATTCGTCGCCTACTTTGATATAGAAGAATGGCTGATAATCTCGAACAAATATTGCACATGTTTCGCCCTTTTCGTTGAGACCGAACATTTGAATGGTTGTGAATTTTTCATCTTTTTTGGGTTTCTTTTTTCCATTGCCGTCTTCGTCGCCATCATCGCGGTTTCGTCTATATGACGATTCTTCATCGTTGGCGTCATCACCTCCATCTTCCTCGTTGTCGCGCTTTTCGTCAAATATATTGAAGTCTAATAATCGAAATGAAGTATCATATTTTGGAGGTTGTGCTTGTGCTGGTAGTTGTGGTTTTTCGACTGTTGACATTTTAGGTTATTATGCTTGTATTATGTTTTTAATGTTGTTACCTAATAGGTTGTTCTGTTTATATATATCGAGTTGTGTTTATTATGTTTATCAATTTTTATAATAACCGAAAATGACGGGAATTATAAAATAAATATAGATACACGTAGTGCTTACACCGCATCTAGTATCTAGCACCGACAACCACGACCATGGCAACGCTTAGTGCAGCAGAATCTTTTACCTGTGCAGCAAGGGCATGTAGACCGCTTGCATCCACCAGGACATTTGCACGCACGTTTGCGACCACAAGAGCCTGCTTTACGCGTTCCACTGCGACGATGACGACGGGTGTGTTTGCGTCTTTTAGTTCCACCACCACCCATATATTCCATACGAGACTGAGCTCCTCCATTCTGTAACATACAACCACAAGACATTTTATTTATTGGTTTATATTTTATAACTATATTAAAAATAAATTCTCTTAATATGGTGCTAAATATTTTATATATACTTTTATGAACAATATTATTTACGAAGGCGACTATGGCGATGCCTACGCGTATGTTTTCTACGCGTTGCACCCCCTTTACGTTGTTTCCCTTCTTTTCCTTTTCCTTTCGGGGATACCGATCTTGCCTTTACTTTTTCAAATTTTGGTGTCGGAGACTTTCTTCCTTTTGCCTTTGCAGATGACGATGACGACGATGACGATGAACTAGTTGAAGGTTTTCCTCTAGCGCGTGCACCCATACCCATTCCTAAAGGAAGCAAACGCGGAGAAAGAGATTTAGGTGATCCAAGTGGGGGAAGCTTTGCTTTTAGTCTTTGTTCTTCTTCGAATGCAAGTATTTCATTTGGTGATAGCGAAACAGAAGAAGAAGACGAAGATGGTGAGCCAGGGTTTTTTGCAGATTTGGCTACAGCTCCTATAGCTCCTAGTTTGAGTTGTTTTTCTTTTTCTTTTGCTAGTTTTTTTCTTTTTACTAACTCTGTAATATCAATAGCCATAGGTTCAGGTTCGCGCGTGTGTGCGTGTGCATGAATACCTAGTGCTCCAGCTGGAACTACCAATTGACTAGGAATATGAGCATATCCCATAGGTCGTGGAATAGACCGCGCTGCTACTTTCTCAACTACGCGCGTATCTTCTTCTTCTTCACCTTGATGACCAGGATTTTTATTTGATTTTGACATGTATTGTTATTTTTATTATATAAAATAATAAAATATTATAATATTGTATAAATAAAAATGCTTACACTTAAGGATTTTTCGATGGCCCTGCGCGTAGTTGGTATTTTATACCTTTTTTACCTTCAGTATATTAATATGGTAAATATACCACTGTCTATTGTTGTATTGATTTCTTTGGGATCTTTCGGTTCTGGTCTGACTTGTAAAGCGAAAAACAATGATAGTTATTTCCACTCTAGTTACTATAACTATTTAATTGCTTTAGGTGGTGCTTTTATTATTCTTAAAGAATATATGTAAACATATTATTTTAGCCACAATAAATCTATTTATAGTAGAAAATAAATAATATATTTTATAATTTATATAACTTATATAAATTATATAATGAAGTTAAAAGATTTTGGAATAATGATTCGAACAATTGGTATTATTTATTTGTTCGTATTAGTAATACAAAGTAAAGTAAATATTCCTTTGTATATTGTTGCACTGATTACTATAGGATATTTATGCTCTGCTATTTCTTGTAATGCTAAACTTTTTTCTCCTTCAGTGGAACATCATAAAATTGTTAACTATTTTATTGCTTTACTAGGAATAGTTATTATTGTTAAACGCTATTCCGCTTTATAACATGTTAACAAACGCGCGGATGGATCCTTCTCTTCGCAAAATGGGTGTCTCCAAAAATAAGGGATTGTTTTTTCGCACCCACTATATAACTTCTCAAAAATAGTTCTATAATAGAAACTCTCCTTATCATATGGTGTATTATATACGTGGGTGTATTCGATAAATTCTTTATATTTATTATATTCATCATTTATCACTTTCGTATCAATATAGTCTCGAATAATTTGGAACCAACTTCTTTCATGTCCACTTACACCATCACTAAATGCCTCTTTCCTACGCCATAGAATATCATCAGGCAAAAGTCCATCAAACGCCTTCCTAAAAATATATTTCTCGATTCGCTCGTCGCTGAACATCTTATATCGAGGCGGAATACCCATGACATACTGCAAGAACTTCTTGTCGGCGAACGGCACTCGCGCTTCCAGGCCTGCACCACTAATGCTCTTATCAGAGCGCAATAAGTCGAAGTAACAAACATCGCGAACCATGCGCTCATTTTCGCGTTTAAACTCTTCCTCTGTTTGCGCCTTCATAAATCCGCGATATGATCCGAAAATCTCATCCGACATATCTCCGCAATAAATAACACAGTCTTCGGTGTTGGCGGCAATATATTTACTTACCAAGTAGTTTGGGACAGACGCGCGAACAGATGTCGTATCATAGCTCTCGATTTGTTGAATGGTTTCTTGGATTGCGCCTAGAAATTCCTCTTCTGTAAGACAAACTTCGTGATGGTTTGTTCCTAAATAATCCGCTACTTTTCGCGCCCATACCAGGTCAGTTGACCCCTTCAGGCCGATACTATACGTATTCAAGTCTTTCGCAGGCATATGGCGACACATGATTGCTACAACCGATGAACTATCCAGCCCTCCCGAAAGAAGTGCACCTACTTTGCGATCACTCATAAGGCGTTTTACAACGGCTTCTTCGAACAATGTGGCGATATTTTTACAAATATTTTCTTCACTATCCTCTACAGTAGGATAGTTGTAATTTCTTTCGACTTGTAATGTCGGCACATCTTGATTAATATAAACATTTTCGTAGTAACTATAAAAATTAAAAAAGGGAGTATTTGCGGTATCGAAATCGGTTTTAGAATATACTGCATAACATCCAGGTGGAAATTGTTTAGCATTTGGTCTAAAACATTCATTGATTCCTTTAAGTTCACTTGAAACAACCATCGTGTTACTATACGTATTATCATATCCTGAAATAAATAAAGAGCGAACACCTACAGGATCACGAGCCACATATGTGGTATTTGTATCATAATCATGTAAAACAAACGCGAATACACCATCAAGGCGCCTCAACATATCGCGGATACCGATTTTTTTATAAAGGTGAATAATGATTTCGCAATCTGAGTTACTTATGTATTCTTCCTCGAGTTTGAATTCCTTTATAAGCTGACGAAAATTATAGATTTCTCCATTACAAATAAGACGACATTTTTTAATGAAAAATGGCTGGTTGCTTTCGGGTGTTTGACCGTTAATAGCGAGACGATGAAATCCCCAAAATATATGATAATTTTTAGAAAAAAAGTTAGTAGTATCATTTAAGAAAGAACTATTGTCGGGACCTCTGTGTGATAGTTTATAAAAGTCATTTTGATATGACTTTAAATTTTCTAACAGGGATTTTTTATATTTTGTTAGTGACTTTGGATCTACAAAATTTTGAACGAAAAATATGCCACACATTGCACGTTAAAGAGTAGATATTGAGCAGATAATGAGTATATATTATTATTTATTATCTTTAACCCATTTTTTAAAATATTATAACAAAATATAATATAGTAATATAGTAATATTAGTAAATATAGTAGTATGGATTCTGTTTCCCATGTATATGATAAACAACAAATGTATGGTGTTCCAAATAAATTATATTTGTGTCAATATGAAAGACAGAATGAAATAAATGATAGAATGTCTTCAAGAAATGTTCCATCGTCACCATTACAGCCATTTTATTATCAAGTGCCTGTATCTACAAAATATGGTTATATGCCTATTTTAGACCAAAGTAAACCAGCAACTGTGCCTCTTAATAGTTATCCTGTATATAGTCCTCATACAACATTTAATCCTGGAAATAATATGGCACCATGGTCTGGGTTTGCGAACAATGTGAATATTGAATCTAGCTTGCGTAGCCAATTTTTTGGATTACAAGACTGCGAACAGTCGCAATATGTTCCTTCGTCAAATAGCGACTTGTATAATGTATATGTTCCGCCCAATCCTGTAAAACAGCCCTATCCTGACTTATTTAAAAAGGAAAATTTTGATCATTATAATCCAAATCCTAATAATTTAGGGAATAATTTTTTTAATAATGATACTAGAAATGAGAATAAAGATATTATACCCGAAGAGGAGAAACAATTTTATACCCATTAACCCATTAACTAGTATTATGTTTCAAAGATTCATATATATTATTTATAACATGTATCATGTTTAAAATAATATTATTTTTTATGCGTGCATGTTAAATGGATAACAGTGATAAAACGGATATAAATAACACTCTCCTAACAATACCAACAAATGAACATTCTGTAACTGTTGGTGACAATATAAACAAAATAAACAATATTAACTATATTACTTTGGAGACCATGGCTAACTCTGATACATATAATAAATACTTAAAAAGAAATAATTTAGACCACACCAGTGTATTAAAAAGTGAAAAAAGATTTTATAGGAAACGTATTAATGCGATGGCTAAAGATATTTTGAATAATAATATTAATAATAACAGTGATAGTCCTATAAACGATGTTATAATAAACGCTTTTAATACATTTGCGCGTTTGTGTATATCACATTTTAAATTTAAGGATACAATAGATAATATACAGGGCGACTATAAAGATATGGTTTCAGGGTCTAATGTGAATCTTTGCAATGGTTTAGATAATATGGAAGATAATATGGAAGATAGTAAAAATAGTATGGATGAAGCAAATAAGTTATTTATGAAACAAGTGGATAAAAAGGTTGTAACGATGGATAACTTCGTGATAAAGACATCACCCCCACAAGATGAAATGATACTACCAAAGACAAAAGATTTAAATTTGAAAGATCCAAAATATAAAAAGAAAGATATTAAAAAAAACAATAATGTAAAATGGGTAGATACAAACGCGGTTATTGATGTTAAGGTAAGTAAAAAGGAAAAAAGTGATATAGAGATTTTACTTTCTTCAAATAATTAAGTAACCTTAAAATTCATATATTTAATATAATTATACTGAAATAATATATACATATTTACACAAAAATGAAAACGAAAAAAATGGAGTCGGTATTACAATTTGTAGATAAAAATATGAAATTTAAGTCAGAGTTTAGGGGTAGAAGAAGAGTAACATCTAAACGGACAAGTATGTCAAAAACAGTAAAACGAAAAAATAATCTCAACAATAAAAAAATAATCAAAAATAGAGCAAATATGGTAAAGAAAAATAAAAAAATGGAAACAGAATCTGAAGGTGTAGAAAAACATCCCGATGGATTTATAAAATTAAAGTGTGGTCCCAAACTCCAGGAAAATGATTTTACGTGTTATAGCAATGAGTCATTAATAAAGCTTAAAGAATTATGGAACGCGCGTCATCCTGACGTCATGATAACAACAAACGATCCTCGGGAAATTTGGCAATCACTAAAGAAATATTTAAAGAATGTATGTAATAAGGAATCGTGTTGGCTAAAACAAAATTTCGCTTCAACAGGAGTTGATAAGGAAATGTTGAACTATACATTTGCGCCAAAAAGCCCTGATGATTGGAAGAAAAATCCCAACGAGTGGTTAAATAGTATAGATATAGAAAATGTTATGAAACAGTATGAGAAAGAGTATCCCTATTTTGATTTTATAGGTGCAGCTCCAATTGACTTTGACTCTCCGAAGATGTATGGCGAATGTGTATGGGAGGAATTATGTCATTTCGACTTAAATATATCAATTCGAAATGGAAGAAATAAAATAGGATTTGTATTCAACACTGATCCGCATTATTTATCAGGTTCGCATTGGATTTCTATGTTTGTTAATATAAAGGAAAAATATATATTCTTTTTTGATAGCACAGGAAATCCTCCACCCAAGGAGGTTAAAAGATTAATTAAAAAAATAACTGAACAAGGTAAAGCGGCGGGTATAGACTTTCGTTATATAGAAAATAAAAAACACCACCAGAAAAAACCAACAGAATGTGGTGTATATTCTCTTTTTATGATTATTAATATATTGAAGGGAACTAAACGCCCTGAGGACTTTATTAATGATACATTTCCTGACGAAGAAATGCATAATTTTCGAGACGAATATTTTAATAGTGAATTGTAGTATATGTGTGTATATAGGTATAGGTATAGGTATATGTATATAGATAATACTAGTTGATTGACAAGTCCACCTCATTTGTGCAGTTGTCTATTATACGTGTTTTAGATGACCACTTGTAAAAATGATACATATTTAAATCGGTTATACTGCTTAACACGCTATAAAAATTATACCCTATTTGATGTATTCCCATTGTATTTATAGAAGATACTTTATAAATATTTTTACTTCTTTCGAGATATTCGGTTGGTTCTGAAACAGCTAAAAATTTATTAGGTAGTTGTGGTATATCGGGAATGTTATCGTTTATTGTGTTTGCCCAATAATTGCAGAATCCAAAAATGTCAATATTTGTATTATTTTTTATAAACTGGAGTAGTGTTTGATTCATATCATTACCTTGAGTAAGCGCAGGAGATACAACAAATTTATTTTTTGGAATATGAAGATATTCATCCAAGTCGCAGAAAACCATATAGTCGTATACATCTTTTCCATATTTATATAGAGCGTGATGCATCTGACCCATTTGAGCATGGTGAGGATATTTGACTCCACGAGGGTTCCAGTAATGAAAATGCCATTCAACAAGCGTAACGTCATTCTTATTGAAGATTTTTATTATTTCAGGCGTGATAACGCCATTATAATACATGTAAAAATGCTGAACGCCTTGACTTTTATAATAGTTGTAAAATATCGGGAATAAGTAATAATCGTGTTTAAATAAAGTTGTTAACGCTAGAAAATTATTGTTGTTAGTTTTCCTTAGTGTATATATGTGTCTAAGTTCGTATGTTTTTACCATATTATTAATAAGTTTTATATTTACTTTTACAATATGATTTGGTGGACTTATGTATTCGTATATGTATATTAAAATAGGTTCATTTGAATCTTTCACATGTGATTCTGTTAATTTTAATGGTATATTATTTATACTAACAGTTATACTATCTGGACTTACTGCTGAATTATAAATAGGCATTATCAGGTATATTTTATTATTTTTATAGATAATATCAAAAAAACACAACTTTATATTACTTACAGCAAAATAATTTGGTTTGTATGGTTTTTGGATTACTTCATTTATATTTTTCATTTGAAACATTGTTTCTCTATATTGAAATATTGTATTATTATTTTAATATATTTTTAAACATATTTACCACGAATATTATAATATATTTATTTACGTTTTAATCACGTTATTATACATACGTAAATTATTAATATTTTTTATAGTTAGTTTATAGATCCACGACAGTCCCATTAAAAATATTATAACTAACATTGTTTGTAAAACAGCAGATTGTTCGAAAATTTGATACTTAATACTATAACAAAAAAATAAAATTTTAATAGTTCTGAAATAAGAATACCATAAAAGTTGAATAAAAGTAATAAAAAATAATAGTTTTTTATTGATATTATGTTCCTTATGTATATGATATGAAACATATAACATCATATTTGACATTTCAAAAATATAGTATCCATTTAATATTGATATGAAATATATGTTGTATAAAGAATTGTATAATATTATAACAGTAAACATATGATGAACAATGTAAGGAGCATGTTGACTTATTTTATCTTTAAATTTTATAATGTATGCGGTTAAATACAAGAAGTCGTATATATAGAATCCAATACTTATATGTGTTGCATATATCATATCTGTATTATTATTATAATAATTATGGTATACTATAAAAATCAGTCCGTGAATAAAATGCATAATATTTTTTCCTACTTCTTCTTTTTTATATTTTATCAATTCTGATAGTAGTAGATGCCAAGACATCACTATAGGTATAATATATCCTATGTTAAACATTATTCCTGATGAGACTATATCGAGACGGTATTGAGGTTGTGTTGGTATATAGTCATGATTTTATATTTTTATATTGATTTAATAAAACAATAAGCTCATAAAATAATAAATACTAATAAATACTAATAAATAATAATAAATACTAATGATATTATTGTCTGTAAAAATATATTAAATATTTTATATATAGATAATTATAAAGATTAACTAGTTTAAAATGTCATTTACCGATTTTACAAAAAATGATAATAAAAGTATTATATGGGGTCTTTTACAAGAAGGCGGAATTTTTAACGATATATCAAATACTAATTTTGAAAATGTTAAACGATTATTTGAAACATCTATTTTATCTATGAAGCCCGAATTCGATGTTTTTTTCGATAAAAACGATGAAGGTGATGACGACTATGATAAAAAAGCATCAGAAATGATAGTCAATAGTAATAAAGCAGTAATTAAAAAAATGATCATTGAACTTGGAAAATTTAAGAAACCACAGTCACAGTCACAACCACCGCCATCGCGTCCTGCACAACCATTACACCAGTTACCTGTATCAAATATGTTACCAATTCCTCCTAGATATGGTATGAATTCAGACTCGTCGAAACCTACAGCATCAGCTGCTTCTATGTCAGGAAGCAAGAAACCAAAAATAGAGGAAATATATCGTGCAGATGATTTACAAAATCATCGTATGTCTGAATTAGAAGTTCGATTGAAAGAAAAACAAGAAGAGATGGATAAAATGTTAAATAATAAGAAACCTACAAGTATAGATTTTTCCGACAGTAAACTAACAGATAATAAATTGGCTAGCGACGAGATGGATAGATTACTTGCAAATGCTTTATCATCTCGAAAACAAGAGTTAGAACAATTGACAATAAATAAAGATATAGATAACTCTAAAAAAGCAGAAGAGTGGATATCGGGATCAAATGATCCAGTTGTTAATGCTCTCAATGCATCTATCGCTGTCAAACGTTCGCAAGAGGTAAAACGTCCTGTTGAGCAAATTTCAACACCGAATGTATCTTCTTCTTACAGGAAAAATGTATCATTTAATGATGAAGATAATGAAGAGATTTTGTATGAAAAGGAGTCTACAAATGAAAGAGGTGATAATGATATTAGTAGTAGTGAAAATTTATCATTTCTTTCCAAACTTAAAAGAACACAATCAGATTCAAATGTAGAATTAGATAGTAATAATATGAATCGATCTATATCTACAATACCTTTGGATGATTTTATGACAGATTACGAAGAAGATTCTGCAGACAGTGCAACATATAATGAGAGTGTTATTACTAGAGACGTAAGAGATTCGAGAGAATATGCTAAAATAGATGAAAGAATAAATAAATTGCAAACTGATATAGATATTATAAAACAAACACAGGATAAAATTTTAGAGTTACTTCAAACAAGAGTCTAACAATGTTGCTATGTTAAGTATTACATAAAATGTATTTATAATTAGTAACATTTTACTAATTATATTTAAATGAATTAACGTAAATCTCTCGCATCTCTTACGCCTCATATATTTAAACCCTTGAAGATTTAAAATGGGACAAACAAGAAACTAACAAATATTTGATTTTTCTAAAAATGGCAAATATATCAATAAGTAAATTGCATAATAAATCATAACAGAATTAACAATCCAACACCACATACTCCATACTGTGTTGTCATTATTATAATTTATAAAAGCAATTATTAATGCAACAATAGCAAATATACTTCCAACCCATTTTTTTTCATAAATAAAACTAAACACAGCGAAAAATAACCATGTTATCGAAATAACTAGATTAGCTTCAAAAAAATTCCAAACTAAATGTCCACTTTTACTTACTACTGAGTGAATATGTTTTGTTGAAAATTTATATATTGAAAAAGGAATTGCTAGTAATAAATATAAAAATAATAGTATATTACGCAATTGTATATTTGATAACATCATCATACTGACAATTGGTTGCAATAACAATAAAAGTATCGCCATAATAGAAAATATATTGTTGTAAAATTTATTATTAATGTTTCTCCAAATAAAAAATTCTATTAGTTGCATAAATATAAAAGATGCGAACATTAGATAAACAAAAGGACTGTTGAAGTCTCGAATTTTATATTTGGTAAATAAATTGTTATAAATAATAAGTAATAATACAAAACTACTAAACAAAAATGTATTTAATGAAATATGCTCATTCCAACACATCGCTATATATTATGATATTATAATATATAGTGATTTCACATTTTAATTCTTCAACAGTGTAATAGTCTATCAAATCAGCGATCTTTATGGTTTGGGAGGTTCAGATGAAGGTTTTACCGATGAAGCTTGTCCTTTTTCTACAGCTAACGGCGCAACAGAAGACTTTGGCACATGTTGAGCAGCTACCGCGCCACTTGAAGAAGGAGGTTTGGGTTTAAGTTTAGGTTCTTCTAAAGGAGCAACTGCAGCAGACGATTCACTCTTTTTCGGTTTTGCCGATGCTCCTGTAGATGCAGGCGTAGCCGATACATGAGCGGACGACTCTGCCATTGCTGCGCTCATTTTAACAAAGGATTTTGCGCCTTCTTTTTCTACTATTTTACCAACTACAAGTGGTTCACCTCCCATCTCTTTCGCGGCAAGGTAACTATTATAATCATATACGATACTTGTTTTCTTATCATAAGCATAATCTCCTTTTACACCGCCTATATTCAATGTAATCTTCGATAATTTAAGCTCTGTTTCTTTTGTATTTTGTGCCATGGATGCATCAGATTCTTCAGTATCGATAGATGGAGCATAAGAAAACTTGTTAGAATTCACAACACCAAATGTGAAACATTTCAATTTCTCTTTCGAAGCGACATTTCTATGAATTGAGCAGTCGATTGATGCCTCCTTAACAGCATTAAGTAGCTGACGATTAATTTCCTCTTTTATAGACGATATCTCAAATAATGACTGATCTGTTGTTAATGGTTTACTTGCGTCACGTTTACTAACATCATTTAGTCTCAGTTCAAGCGACGAATCATCTGTCATTTGTTTAGGTGTGAAACTCATTACATATAACATAACATGAACTGTTCGTAGTTTCTCATCTTTCAAATCATTGTGGCTACAAATGCGTCTAGCCCTCCCAATTACTTGCTCTATTCTTACAGGATGCCAATAAGGTTCCATAATATGAACATAACGAACATTTCGCAAACTAATACCTTCGGCGCCAGATGCAGTAATCATAAGAACTTTTATAATTTCACCCATAAAGTTGTTAGCAGATATAGGTGCTAGTTGTTCTTTTATAGAAACAGGAATATAATCCCATGTGCTATTAAAAATATTTCTAATAATCTCTCGCTCCTCATCGCTCTCTGTTCCTGTATATAAAGCAAACATGGGCTTACCTTGATCGGCAACATTTATATCACAGATCCAATTCCCTGAATCATTTTTGCGAATTTTAAAACGTGCAAATCCGTTTGCTTCAAGAACAAGTGAAAAAATACCTATTCCTTCTAGTGTGCGAAACTGACTATAAACAAGATTTAATCCCTGATGGTGTGGGTCTTGGATATTTTCCAACATTGTTAAAAATTTAGGACTGTATATTTGCAATTCACCTTGTGGTGGTTTTGTGAGAAATTTCATCATTCCACTTCTAAGACGTGTCAAAGAAGCAGCAATGCGTTTCTCATATGTAGTATCTACTTTTTTAGTTATTTCCTGTGCCAACTCATCAACCTCATCAGCAGTATGTTCTCCATTTGGGTTTTCTAGACGTTCGCTTGCGTTTATTGCGTCTACATCTTCTTCATTGGCTCCTTCTTTAATGGCTGCCTCTACATCTTCATCTTCTTTTGGAAGAGGTCGTCCTATTTCTGTTGGAAAAACAAAATTACAAAAAAGGCGTGAAAAAATACGATAAGTAGAAACGGCATCTTCGTATATATCTTCTCCTTTACCAGCACCTGCTGCTCCAGCTGGTTTCGCAGATGGCTTCTTACTCTTTGATTTTTTTTCTAATTTTCGTTCAGCACTGCGAGCCTTTTCATATGCCGCAAATTGATGGTCGCTCATAGGAACCTCAATAACACGGAAATCCATATCTTTATCATATTTAGGCATTAGTTGTTCTTGTGCGCTTCTAAAATACGACGTTAATCCTAATATACGGCGTTGAAACATATTTATATTTTTAACTTGTCCTGTTTCAGAGTTAATAAAGTAAGAGCGAAATGCATCGAGTGAGTCAGGTAAAGCTTTAAATGTTTCTATTGTTATACTTCCTGGCGTTACGTTAATGTCGCGTCCTTTAAGTGTCCCGAGAATAAGTCTCTCGAATTCTGTGTCTGTTAGGTTTGGCGACTCGCCTTCTGGTGATACTCGCAACACTCCGTTATACTGTCCCTTCTCGTCTACATTTAAGAATCCAAACGGATTTCGTGTCACTGTCAAAATGTGTAAACTATCGTTATAGTCCATATAGTCAAGACTATTCATACTTTCTAATATTTTTGTGAGTGATTTTTTATCAACTTTGGCCTGACTTGAAGTCTGCAGTGGAATTTTCCATGTTTTAATATAACCGCGCAAAATATTGAAAATAATGGCAACTTCATTTGGATAGTTAATAACGGGTGTTCCAGTGAGAAGAATTATTTTAACATTTTCAGCAGACATTAACATATCGTAAAGTCTCATTGAAAGTGATGTGGGTCGCTTTAACTTATTAACAATTCGACTAATAAAGTTATGTGCTTCGTCTATAATAATAACGTGATTCGAAAACGGGTTTTGTGTAAAGTCAGAAGACAGTGTTTTTAAGTGGCTCATTCGCATACCGTTATAATTCATGAATGTATATTTAGCGTCTATCATTTGTTCTATTTGTTTATCAAGGCTTTCTTTTTCATCCGCATTGAGTGAAACATAATTTGACGGTTTTTTAACATTTACTAACCATGCGCCACGCATTTCAATAATAACTTTATCTTTTAGTTGTAAAATAGCAGCCAATGTTTGTATCATAGGATCCGTTTTACTTAGTATGGGAATAAATTCCCAAAATTGATTTTTCTTATAAATATCATCCCCGCATTTTTTCATCTCTTCTATATAGTTGCGTCTCAATGATGCAGGTGTCATGACAATAACGTTTTTATATGTTTTTAAACCTTCAGCAATAGCAATAGAAGAGCATGTTTTACCGCTTCCTAGACCATGATAAAGCAACAGTCCGCGGTATGGTGTATATATATTTAAATAGTCGCGAACTATTTTTTGATGAGTTAGTAGAGAGAATTCGGCATTGGCAGCAGGATCGCATGAAATTTGCTCTTTTTGGCTCGAAATTTCGTCGTGATAGGTCATAAAAAGTTCATTAATAAAGTTAACAAATTTTTGACGATTGTTCATATAGTAATGTGAAGCCGATACGCTAGGTAAAGGTCGTCTTGGTAGGCGATTTACAACGAGTTCACCCTTTATTTCCATTCGCTCTATTTCTTCGGATACTAAGCCCCATATTGGTTTTTCAGTTATTCGTTTTAGTGAAGATGCTGCTGCGGATGAAGGACGTGCTGCTGCGGCGCCTAAATCTAGTGTAGCTTGTTCGCCTGTGGCACCTATAACGAGTGAGGGATCTTCGGTTAAAAATATATGACGTGGTAGTTTTCGTATAATAACGATTTGTCGCATAAGAATAGAAGGATCGGCTTCGATGGCAGCTGCGTCTGGGAGAAAAGAATGTTTGGGTGGCAATAAAGGAGGGTTTGTTTTAGAGGATAACTTGAGGCGTTCCATTTGTGAAATTTCCCTTGCTTTTGCTTCATGAACAGGTAAAACGTTTCGAAGTCTTTCTAAAACATCTACAAGCTTTAATATATTTTGGGGACGTTTGTCAACAACATCGACGGGGTGAACGCCCTCACCAGGGGGAACATCCTCACCCTTGCGTTTAGGGAATGTAATTTTTACTTGGTGTCTTAGCTGTGGTTGAGGTTTATTCTCTTTTTTAGACTGAACGGTTGGTGTAGGTTTTGCTTCTAATCTTTTTAAAATAGATTCAGGTGCTAGTTTTGTCTGAAGCAAGTTTATCATTTGTTGCTGTGCATAGTCGACCCCTGGTTTTCCACTGGGAAGTATATTGGGTCCTACTTCTGGGGCTTGTAAAACCTGTAGTGAACTTTCTCTTGCACGTTCAGATAATTCTGTTTTTGAGGACTTTGCTTTTTCAGATGCAGCTACTGCAGCAGATTGGGCAAGATCTTCTTCTTCTTCTAGTGATTCTTCACTCTGTTGAAGTGGTGCGATGGGGTTGCTAACAACAGATTGGGGTGGCGATATAGAGGATGCAGCGGCAGGACTACTTTCTTGTATTTTTTGGAGACGTTCTAGTCTTTGAAGAGAACTGTTAATTTCTTTTTTTTCATCGCTATCTTTAGACTCTGATAATCTTTTTTTTAAACTTGATATTTGCGATTCTAATTCTTGATCTGCCATTATAATATATTTATACAAATATTTATTATATACAACAATAATAAAAATATAAAAATGACTTTATTATTTTTGATATTGTAATAAATTAAAATAATAAACCAATTTTATTTTAATTTTAATTTTAATTAGTGTTAAATATTTTGAAGTGCAAATTCGCAAGCCATTTGTTCGGCTTTTTTTTTAATTTTATGAGTTCCTGACGCAAAATGAACTAAAATGTTGCCCTTTTCTTCATAGACTTCGCGAATTTTTGCAAATGATTTTAGTTCATTATAACTGATTGCCTTCTTATAGTCAACTTGGTATATTTCTTTACCCAAACATAAGTATACACCCATAGTATATCCAATATCAATATCGTGCTGTATTTCTAAATAGTCGGGTGTAGTTTTGAATTCTTTCTGTATTTTTACTTGTAATATATTTTTATAGTTGTCATCGTTCTTAATAAGCGATATCCAGTCGATATGTCTCTCAAATACAGCTTCAATGAATTTCTGTGCCATCTGAAATCCTGGCCCTGTCACAAATACATTTTCGAACCACTTACCTTCATCGTGCACTGTAATTTTATTGAAATCTAGAAATAGTGCACCTATAAATGCTTCAAAAAGACAACCTAGTTTTTTAAGATTTGTGCGAGTGTGTTTTTCTTCGGCATGTTTAGAAATGATAAACCATTTATGGAGTCCCATATCGTAAGCTAATTTCCCGATTGACTCATTTTTTACGATTGCTATTTTTTTTTCTGTCATGAAGCCTTCATTCTCTTTAGGAAATCTGCGATATAGGTAATATTTTGTAACACATTCAAGAACCCCATCGCCAAGAAACTCGAGGCGTTCATTTGACTTTGTTTTGAGAGGCATACAGTTGGCGGGCTGGGGCATAATTTTAATATTTTCCCGTGCATTATCAAGTTGTGGGCGTTTTGTATATGACGCATGAATAAAGGATCTGCGGTATAGTTCAAAGTTATTTAACGGTGCTGGAATACCATATGACGAAAGAATAGATTGAACTTCGCTCAATGTAATCTCTCTATTTTCGTGATTGTATGGGTTAAATACATACCCTTCGTCGCATTGAATAATATCCATATCATTTAGTATATTTTTTCCTTGCGATGTATTTAATTTAGGAGACTGAATAGGCGAATCTGGATCGCCCATTTTTTTTGTGATGGATGACATAAAGGGGGCTAGTGTAAATATTTAGAAAATTGGGGAAAGGTTTGTTTATGAAACTTAATAATATATATATTTTTATCTTTAAATGATTTCAATTTATTTTACTTTATAAACAAATAATAAACATAAAATTAAATTGTATATTTGAGGATTTTTTATATTTAGCATATATATAAAAAACATAATGGTTGGAATGAATGTTGTCGGTGGCAAGAGAGCTAGGTCTTCCGAGTCTCTTACCAATAAAGGATGTATCTTTGGAAGTATGGCGGGAATGCCTCCCACGATCGGTGTTCCATCAAGTATTGTGGGCGTTTATCAGAGGGAGACTAGTTACTGCAACTTTTGTATTCCTCCTGGGTGCAAAGATGGTTTTGCTTATTTGAAGGCCAAGGGTCTGATTACTTACAACAAGGGTGCTGGTGGTGTCGGCAGAATGCAGTATTCTCCTGGTATCAAACACTTGTTTGGCAATGGTTATCAGCGAAGTATTTAATTTAATATTTTTAGAATTTTACTTTTAGTTAATATAATTTTGAAATTTAATATTACAAGATTATATAGAATCAAATCTAACATGCCTGAACGAAACGGACAAAGAAGTAGAAATGGTCGATCAGCGACAGCTCGTCGTGTATTATTCAGTGGTCCTGGATCCACTGATGGTATGTATACAAATACCAACAATGGTGGTGGAATGAAGAAAGGTGGAGCACAGCCATCGGCGACTGGGTTTATGATCCCCTTTGCTCAAAGATCGCGAATCGCTGTTCCTGCTTTAAATGCAAATTACTTGTTCAAATTTAGACAATACTATAATGCTCCTCGCCACGCAGGACCTCTTATGTAAAGAGGTAACGCGTGTATTTTAACACACCATATTCCATCATAATTTATCATAATAACTACATGTCATCTACTTGGCTACATATAGTTATTAAATATAAGTATAAACAATATAGATATTTCTTAGTATAATGTATATACGCAAAAATATATAACATACCACCATTTATCTACTAGAATCATGCTAATAAAAGTAGATAATCGTGAAACTGATTTGATACCATTAATCGAAAGAAGATTAGAAGCATACCCGTTAGAAACTACAGAAGTAGTAACCGCTAGCGTAAGTGCAGTAAAAAAAAATAAAGGTGGTTGTTTAGTTCCGCTTCATACTTTTCAGGATGTAGATGTGAACAATGAGGTATTATCAGAGAACGATAAAACAAGAGAACCAGGAGATGCGGGAGAAAATAATAAAATACAAAAAGTTAAAATAGAACAACTTCATATTGGTGATATAGTTTTTGAAGATGATTTCGGAAAACCTATTATTATTTTCGAAAGAAAGACGCTTAATGATTTGGCGGCTAGTATTAAAGATGGAAGATATAGTGAACAATCATTTAGATTAGATAAAGAAGGTATACATAACCATAATATCATATATATTATCGAAGGAGACATTGAAAGATACAATGAAAAAAGAACACATATTTCTAAAAAGACCCTTATAAGTAGTATGTTTTCACTTTTGTATTATAAAGGGTTTTCAGTAATAAGAACAAATACAATTTGTCAAACTGCAGATACGGTATTATTTTTTGCCGACAAGTATATTAAAACATGTATAAATGAAAAAAATAGGAAGCCTTTTTATGAGTTAACGCAACCTGTTGGTGGGGTTGGTGGGGTTGATGGGGTTTATGAGGTTGGTCATATTAATACTGTAGTAAAACAAGAAGGTAGTCCTGTTTCAAATAATACAGAAGAAAGTGAAAAATATTGCAATGTATTTAAGGGTCACAAGGAAAAAAATGAGTATATAACGCCCGAAAATATAAATATAATAATGTTGTCATGTGTTCCAGGTATAAATTCAAAAACGGCAACACAGGTTATGAACGAATATAAGACAATACAAAATCTCTTATATCAGCTAGATAAAGACCCAGACTGTTTAAATACATTTATGATAAAGACAGATTCGGGTAATACGCGTAAAATTAATAAAAATTGTGTTGATAACATTAAAAAGTTTTTATTGAATAGTAAATGATTTTCAGATAATTAGGATGCTATTTTAATAGATACTTTATTAATATATATTTACTACTTCATCATTGGTATAATACCCCGAATCAACCAAAGTCTGCGTAAAGTCTGAACCACCCCAATTTGGATCCATGGGATTGGGGCTAAGACCTGTTGATTCTGTTATATAGTCAAGCATCATATCAGGAGTAAAGTCGCCTTGATCTGTGTTGGAATTATCATAACCTGGATAAGAGTTAACATTATAGGGAGGGTCATTGTGTGAGGCATCTAATAATTTTGTAATTTGTTTTCGTGGGGGTGGAGAAGGTGGGAAAGCAGAAGCGGGAACGCCGCTTAAACCACCAAGTAAGTTAGTGGGACTTGGTCGGATTTTATATGAATCGGTTCCATTTGCTTCAATTGAGTGTTGTAGATATAATACAGGACACATAGTTCCTGAAGCGCGTTGAAATTCGACAAATTCTACATATTCTTCTAAATTGTTAAATATAACAGGATTTACACCAGGAATTTCTTTTTTTTTCGAGTTATACAAATAAAGCTGTGCTCCTTTTTGTATTAATACGTTAGGGCAGTTTGAATTTTCTCCAGGCATTGTCAATGCTTCTTTAAAATCGACAGATGTATAGTTCAATACAAAATATGTAACCAATATAAATAAAAGAATGATTAATAAAATTTTTAACGCCATTTATATATTATTTTATTATAAAAAAATATTATAATATATGTTACGAAATAATAAATAATATTGTTTAATTATATAATATAATATACATAAAATGTTTGAAACAGGCGATGAACCTAAAATATTAACTGAAAATGAAATTATGCAATTAAAAAAAAAGCACGGAGTTGTATTATTTTATATGAATGGATGTGGTCACTGCGTTGCAATGAAACCTGCGTGGAATAAAATAATAACAGAACTCAAAGAAAAACACAAGAATGAAATTATTTTAGGAGCTATTGAAAGTAATAATATGGAAATGTTTACGAAACATGGAATAAAACCATCTGTTTCTGGATTTCCTACAATCTTATATTTTCATCCAAGTAAACTTAGTAACCCCGAAGCATATAGCGGCGATCGTAGTTATGATAGTTTAAAAGAATGGATATTGGAAAAAAATAATAAAGGTAAAGGAAAAGGTAAAATCCCAATTGTAATAGTTACAAACTCACTAAAAAATAATAAGGGCATGGGTATGGGTATGGGTATGGGTATGGGCAACCTTAAAAATAAAGCGAACGCATTCTCTCAGTATGGTGGAGGAAGTAGAAGGCGTATGAAAAAGAAGTTACGAAAACATCGTAAGACGGCTACTCGTAGACATACTAGAAGAAGGCATCGTCGGTAAGATATAATTTATTTTTATTATTATAATTACTGTAATTACTGTAATTATTTCAAAAAAAAATTGAAATAATTAAATGTTATCAAATAGTATAGTAAAAATCGTCAAGAGACATCAATCAACTTTTACAAAATATTAGTAATATGAACGAATCTAGAAGTGTATCTGCATCTGCTGAAGGTATTTTGGATCGTGTATTAGAGACACAAAGACAGATTGCCGATAGTTTTATTGTTAAACCAAGCGACGAAATTCAATATTATGGCTGGTTTTCGGTGGAACTCCAAGCATTACGAGTTGGAAATCCGACAGATCATAAACTGAGAACGAATACTGGCAAAATAAAAACTTTAACAAGTCCTCCTTATACATATTGGTTTCAAGGAGACAAGAAGGTATTGGTAACAGATGTTACTAATACCGATGAAGTAATGAAAAGACATAAGACAACGAATTCAATATTTCTGGGGAAGCTTGACAAGTTTTGTTGCCGCTCGTATTACAAAATGTAGCAATATTACATAGAGGATTCACCTTGTTCGACTAAATATTTTTACTGTTTTTGGTAAGATGGAAAATTGAAACGAAAAATGTTATATATTATAGATATATAGAAATACGCAAAAAACAAAACAAACATCAAATATGACGACGATTATCAACAACGCTGACTATACTGCGGGGGCTTCTGATACTCCAAAGTCTAAGAAAGCGAAAATAATTCGTATCAATACTTCGAGTTTGTCTTGTTTACTTGACGAAATAAATAATAACTACAATATAATACAAAATATAGAAAAAACTGAAACAGGGAATGAAACTGGAGATGAAACAGGGGATGAAATAGGAGACGATGAAGAACGCGTTGACGATTGTATAAATGGTGCAGATGATGTTGAGAAAAATGGATACTATTACAAGAATAGAGAAAAAAAATTAGAATACCAGAAGAAATACAATAAGGAGATGGGCGACAAGATTAAGAACTACAACAAAGAGTATTACCAAAAGCGCAGAGAAGAAATTCTCGAGAAAGCAAAAACCAAGATTATTTGCGAGTGTGGTTGTTCGGTTCAGTTATTTAACATGAACAGTCACAAAAAAACGAAGAAACACTTGAAGGCTCTTCAAGTAACAAGTGGAAAAAAATAAGTGATGGATAATGTTTAATAATAAATACAAAAATATATTTTTATTTATTATTTATTATTTATTTTAAGGGTTTTATTATTATTTGGTTTTGTGTTTTTATTTTTTTTGAAAGACTTTTGATTTTTATTGTGTAACTTAATTTTTAGCATGGGTTCATCCTTATCAAAAAATTCTTTTATATGTTCCAACATTCGTTTACTAACTATTATGTCTATATCTTGTTCATGTTTATTTTTTTCAGTTACATTATATTTTAAATTAAACATAGTAAGCTGTTTGAATTCATCTTTATTTTTTATGTCATTTGAAAGGGGGGAATTCAAGAATCGATTTAACATTTCATTGGATGGTAACATGTGTTTATATTCTTTAACATGGATATAGTAAACATTATCGTTGGACATTTTGGGGTGGAATATATCATCTATAAAACATATCTCAATATCTGAAGGTAGTCTAGTACATCTAAAGAAATCATCTACACATTTTTCGTGAGTCGTTCTATTTATTTCAACAACTTTTCCGTTTATTTTAAAAGCGGCTATAATCTGTTCGAATATTTTAGAATTTAACTTATGTTCGAAATAACCCTTAATGTGTTCGGCCCATTTTCTTTCTCCTGTATTATTTGTATAAATCATAACAGCTTGGCACTTTTCTTCTTTCTTTTTTTGTAGTAAATATTTTAAAATATTCATAATATTCGGTCTAGAGAATTCAGGATATAAATCCATTAGATCATTAAATATACTATATGACTTGTTAGAATTTTTATAGTATTCGTCAATTATATTGCAAAATCTCCCTAACTCGCCAAAATATCCAAGTGTTTCATCTAAATCAAATACAACAACTTTTTTAATTACAGGTTTAATTAGTTTAGGCATTTAGAATGAACGAATATAAAATATAATTATATATTTTTATATATAAATAAATATTATCTACTTTTAATATAACTTTAACATAACTGTATAACCAATGGGTGTTTTAACTAAAAATGATTATGAAAAAATATTAAATTACTATAATATACCTTTTTCTGCATCTGATTCTTCTAAAAAAATAAAGAGTAAGGCAGAACAAATTCTTGCGGAAAAATTATGCAAGTGTATTAAAAAAGTTAAAAATAATTCTGATACAGAAAGTTCCGACAGTTCTGATAATGTTTCTGCGGAAGAGTCGCGTGCAATAGGTATTTGCAATGATTCTATTTTTAGCCGTAAAGGTATTCGACATGGTGTGTTTACATGTAAAAAAAAACCTAGACTTTTAAGATTTCATGGAAAAAAATATTCCCTTGTAAAAAGAAGTAAATATTTATCGAAAAAACAAAAACTTAGAAGACTGTCGCTCACTATGAAAAAATAAACTATTCAAGTATCAAAGTATAATAGTGTCAGACTATTTAATTAATTTGTTAGACCGATACTAACAAATTAATCGGCTACTATTTTATTTATTTATGCAGAAAGCTTGGTCTGACGAGGCTTTTTAGTAGATACAGCCCGAGGAGTTTCAGGAACACTGATCTCACTATCTACAGGAGCAGCTGGTGATACTTTGGGTTGAGGCTTAGATTGGGGTTGGGACTGGGGTTGGGACTGGGGCGCCGAAGAAACAGACCTTTCCATACCGCGGTCATACCTCTCGGGACGACTTGGACGACTCGAGTAGTCTCCTCCACGCCCACGTGGCTCGGTATTCTCAACTCGATCGCGACGAACCAACATCCACTCGCTGCCACCACCGCCACCGCCGCCACCGCCGCCACCGCGACCACCGTAACCAGCACCCCTCGTGTCAGTATTTACGTGTCCTCCGCGTCCACCACTGCTATATCCTCCACGCCCACGAACCTGGTGCCTCCCCCTATCACTCCTCTCACTCCTCTCACTCCTCTCGCCCCTTTCACCCCTCTGATCCCTCTGACTCTTCTCTCCACCTGAACCACTATCCTGCGATACACGATGCTCATGACGAGTCTCGCAAAACAATTTGCCTCCCTTCACGCCACGAACATCACCCGCCTGAAACTTGTGGTCACTTGAATCCGTGGTTACCACAGAAAACTCCACATACTCACCCTCTACCAAATAACGGTATTGCTCCTGACTTACCGTAACCGCTGAGTGGTGAACAAAGATTTCACTCGCATCTTTGAACTGGTCGTTTCCTCCAACAACCGAAATAAACCCAAAACCTGTCTTGTTATTAAACCACTTCACGCGCCCAGTAAGACGAACAGGGGCCGATGTAACCGAAGAATTGTCAGAACTCATTAAAATGTGTCGATACTATAATATGTATTGTGGCTTTAAGTATTTTTAATTATTTATGTATTAATTAAAAATAAAATCAATAAAAATCAATCAATAAAATCAATATATATTATATTACTTTCAATAGGTTTTTACACTGTCTTATCATATACGAATAGTCAGGCTTATCTTCATATTCTAACGTATAAGCATAGTCAATTAGCTTTTGAAATAGGTATGGAAGTCCTTCACATAACTTAGCTGATGTGGTTTTTAATTTTTTATCATATACCAAGTCTTCTTTTGTCCTTATATCGCCTTTCTTTATAGACAAACCTGTCCATGGCAATTTCCCTTTCAATAAGAATATAGCAACATATACTATAGAAATGATGTCATCTCGTCTAGAATATACTTCTCCATCGTGAATATGTGTGCTAATATACCTAACTGTTCCAACAATCGATTTGTCATATGTATTTATAACATGTTTATCACCTTTCATATAAAACCTTGAAAGCCCAAAGTCTATTATATTTAGTTTCTTTCCTTCACCCTTTGGTTTTGTTTCTTCATCATAACTAATCATAAAGTTTTCAGGTTTAATGTCGCGATGCACTATACCCGCATCATGCACTCTACTAATAAGTTGTAACATTGATATTAAATAATGAGTAATTTCTCTTGTATTCGTTGGTATATTTTTATTACTATCATCTGAACCGTTTAAACTTATATCTTGACTTGGATTATATTCGACATCTAAATTTTCGCATTCCTTTTTTTCTGTTTCACTAGAGCTATTCGTTTTATTCATTAATTCCCTTTTGGGTGATTCATGGTTAGGAGACTCATTATCCGATTCTACTAGTGTCTCTGGCGGCGGTTGATGTGTCAATACTTTATCGGTATTTACAGTCTTAAGTCTTTGTATTTCTTCGCATAGCGTGTGTGAAAATAAATCCATAACGATTATGTTTTTATTGGACTCTGTTCCAAAATATCGCAACTTTACAACACCGCTTGTTCCCGCCAAATGATTTAATATCTTTGATTCCCATAACAGTGTAGGTATTTTTACAGTAGTTGCTTCGAATTTAATCGCTACTTTATCACCAGATATAACGTTTTTTCCTCTAAATACCGATCCAAAACTTCCTGCACCTATCTTCTTTTCAAATACATATTTGAAATTTATAAGTGTTCTGTGCTTGTATTTTTCTGCTATATCCGCCGTATATGCAGGATCTGTCTCTTCGATATGTGTGTCTGCCATTTGCTGTTACTATTTTGATGCTATTATGTATTGTGACTGGTATTAGTATACGAGGTCGATTTCTTATATATTATTATAATACACAATATTTATAAATCAATTTTATAAATATTCATTTATTATTTATTATTATTGGTTATCGACTACTATATTCATATTCTTTTTAAGCATGGTTGTAGAAATATTAGGAGTTCTTTCCATATACAATACACTACACGATACCCAGTCAAACTTTCCTATCCAGTCATCCCCCATCATTAATATATCGGCCCCTGTTTCGATAACGTATAAGTTTTTATACTCTAAACTTTCTTCTTTGAATATAACATCTACATATTTTTCTCTTGATTTTTCAATAATATTTTTACGTTTTTCATATTTATTTACACTTGTTTTCCCTTTTTGAATATTTAGTTCGTCGCTAGATAATCCAAGATATAGGTATTCGCAAAAATTTATACATCTTTTTAATATGTTATCATGCCCGAAATGGAATAAGTCGAAAGTTCCAAATGTAATACCTTTTTCATATTTATTTATTATAAGCTTACTCCTATCATTATTAATACTATTTATATTACTACCACTATTTATATTACTACCATTTGCGTATACGTCAGCAAATTTTATATAAAATAGTTTAGGGAAATTTTCTGCAGTATTTTCTAATTTTGATTTAATGTCTATATAATAGTTATACAGGTTTGGGTTTCTAGTAAATAAGTTGGTGGTATAATTTAATATATCACTATATTTTTCGTCTATTTTTTTGGATATGTATACGTCTGTTACTATATTTGGAATAAAAAATTTTATATCTTTAAGATTTAATGCGATATCATATACATTTAATAATTTATTATTATAACTATTGAAATAATCACTAGATGATAAGTCTATAATTACTTTGTTTATTTTATTGTCATAAATGTATTTTAATAGCATAAAAGTGTATATGTTACTTATATAAAAATTTACATGCGGGAAAACTTTTGATATTTTTGTTTCGATCTGTCTATAATAACTAGAGTATACATTATTGTTTAAGAAAATTAAAATTTCATTTGACGTTACTGTTTTATTATGAAATAAAAAAAAATCTGAAACCGACTTATACTCTATTATGTTATAAATATTTTGTATTTGTTCTGGATTTTCTCTTGCAAACCACGATAAGGTATTCATGATTGTATGTATTTATTCAGTATTTATATATTTAATATTTAATCTCATTTAATCTCATTTATTTATTTTATACAAAATTATAAATTGATATAAAAGAATTATAATATATGTTATAAGTATGGTAAATGGTATTAAAACGTGATAGTTCGATATTTTTAAATACCCTACTCTTTGTAGGATTATTTTATACATCGATACAAGTAGATGCAATTCCTGTTCAATTTGTGCCAAGCAGTGGTATAAAATATCCAATAAGTGTTGCCTGTGAATGTGACTATAATTTATATGTAGATGGTAAGTATACTGAACAGACAAATAAAGAAGTAAATACGGTTGAACGTTGGGAATATGGTCATCCAGGATGGAATGCTACAAAGGAGTTCAATCCACTTATATATAGTGAGAGTCCAAAAATAATTGCTTTTAATGGTATTGGTGGACAATTTTCGGGATTTTTAAATGGGTTTGTTATGGATATGAATGGTGGTAAGGACTATACAAAACATAAGGAGTGGAAGTGTAAGGATTTTTCGAAGACGGTAAATAAAATTCCTGCCCCTGACTGGTTTACCTTTGACTATGATGATAGTGATTGGAGTATGGCTGCGTCTTTTGGTGAAAATTATCAAAACAATAGTTTTCAAATATTTGAACACGAGCGACAGGGTATAAGTCTCCAGGCGGAATGGTTGTGGACTAGTGATAATTCAAATAGTAATATTTATTGTAGGAAAAAAATGGTGGTTGTTGAACAGTCGTATGTGTCGCAAACATCTGCACCTATTCCTGTGTCGACAATGATACACACAACTTCTGTGCCGACAATGATACACACAACTTCTGTGCCGACAATGATACACACAACTTCTGTGCAAACATCGGCACCTATTATTGTGCCAACTCATGCACCAACTCCCATGCAAACTCATGCACCTATTCCTGTGCAAACATCGGCACCTATTCATGTGTCGACAATGATACACACAACTTCTGTGCAAACATCGGCACCTATTATTGTGCCAACTCGTGCACCGATCCCCGTGCAAACTCGTGCACCTATTCCCGTGCAAACTCGTGCACCTATTCCCGTGCCTACTCATGCACATATTCCTGTGTCGACAATGATACACACAACTTCAGTGCCAACTCATGCACCAACTCCCGTGCAAACATCTGCACCAACTTCTGTGCCGACTCATGCACCTATTCCCGTGCCAACTCGTGCACCGATCCCCGTGCAAACTCGTGCACCAACTTCTGTGCAAACATCGGCACATATTCCTGTGCAAACATCTGCACCAACTTCTGTGCAAACTCGTGCACCTATTCCCGTGCAAACATCCGCACCTATCCCCGTGCCAACTCATGCACCAACTCCCGTGCAAACATCTGCACCTATTCCTGTGTCGACTCATGCACCTATTCCTGTGTCAACACGTGCACAGACTAGTGCACCACGTCCCACTCCCACTCCAACTCATGCACCAACTTCTGTGCCGACTCATGCACCTATTCCCGTGCCAACTCGTGCACCGATCCCCGTGCAAACATCTGCACCTATTCCCGTGCCTACTCATGCACATATTCCCGTGCAAACATCTGCACCAACTTCAGTGCCAACTCGTGCACCAACTTCTGTGCCAACTCATGCACCAACTCCCGTGCAAACTCATGCACCAACTTCAGTGCCAACTCATGCACCTATTCCCGTGCAAACTCGTGCACCAACTTCTGTGCAAACATCGGCACCAACTTTTGTGCAAACATCGGCACATATTCCTGTGCAAACATCTGCACCAACTTCTGTGCAAACTCGTGCACCTATTCCCGTGCAAACATCCGCACCTATCCCCGTGCCGACTCATGCACCTATTCCTGTATCGACTCATGCACCAACTTCTGTGCCTACTCATGCACATATTCCTGTGCCGACTCATGCACCAACTCCCGTGCCGACTCATGCACCTGTTCCCGTGCCGACTCATGCACCTATTCCCGTGCCAACTCGTGCACCAACTCCCGTGCAAACTCGTGCACCAACTTCTGTGCCTACTCATGCACATATTCCTGTGCCGACTCATGCACCAACTCCCGTGCAAACTCATGCACCAACTCCCGTGCAAACTCGTGCACCAACTTCTGTGCCTACTCATGCACATATTCCTGTGCCGACTCATGCACCAACTTCTGTGCCTACTCATGCACATATTCCTGTGCCGACTCATGCACCAACTCCCGTGCCGACTCATGCACCTGTTCCCGTGCCGACTCA